TTGGTTTGGATTCTTTAATTCAAAAACCGTTGGTGTTGCCACATTTGGTGGAACTATAATTGTACCATCTTCCGATAGTGCGTTTTTAAAATTATATTTATACCCATAACCAGTTGTGTCGTTTGTTATAAAACTACCATCAGGAGTCCCATCACCATCAATATCAACATCACCACCTGAAGTACTATATAAATAACTAAATGTTGGTGAATCTAAATTTTCACCCTCATCGTTAGGAATAAAATAATCATTTTCTTGTGTAATGGTTACATGTCCAATTGAACGAACACCTTCAACACCCATTAATTCAAATTCCAAATTACTTTTGTAAATTGGTTGATTGAATTGCATTTTTTCAATTCTAAAATAATCTTTAATTTTTTGTATACAATCTAATTTTACTTTTTGTTTATCAGCATATTTTTCAGCTATGACATCAAAAAACACTCCAAAGTTTACAATGTATCCATCATTAATAGTTATAGTATCGGTCATCATTTTAAAGTTATTTAAATAATTTTTTAGATTTGATGTTAAGGTTGTTGGTAAATTATCGTCAGTTCCTAATATGTTTGCATGTGGATTACCAACTAATTGTTTTGAATTATTATAACCCAATACATAAATGTTTATTGTACCAAAGTCTCTTATTTCAGACTCTAAATCACTTATATCAGGTGCTGTTCCTATATCAGTTAAGGCGATGTTAATTGGACCTCTTGCCTGTTCTAGATTACCACTTTCAAATGCCTGTTCAAAGGAAGTACTATATATGTAATCAAGTGTTTGTTGAATTTTAAGTTCAGCTGCATAAATATATGCACCTATTTGTGTTACAATAGGACTAGATGCAATATTTTCAAGAGTTACTCTTGACACATATGCCTTCGCGATGTTTCCAAACTTTGATGGAACATTCAATACTCTAGCTTCAAAATCTTCTTTTGTAACACATCTGTTTTGTGTTGAGAAAAACGCTTTGGCTTTTTCTTTTATTTCAATTGTATCCTCTTCATCTTTACCACCACGAGCTGGTTTTTCATTCGTTACACTTGTTAAAGTAGATGTTCCTAATACAGGTGATACAGTTGGTAAAGTGGTTAAATCACCACTTGGAACATTTGAATTAATTCCACCACCAACACGATAAGTAATTGTTAAAGTTGTATTGTTTGGTGTTTCACCTAATGTTGAATACTCATCACCCAACAATGGGTCAATAGCTTCATTTAAATCATTTGTTTGTCCAGGTATTATGATTCCAACTTGTTCCATATCAATAAATCCTTCATCAACAAGTTGACCATCTTTCAATACTCCATTACCAAACACAAGTGAAGTCGTATTGTCTTGATTTGTTTCACGAGTAAATCTTTTTGGTGTTGTGATGTAAGTTAGTGAATAAGGCACGGCTTCTACTGATGTATTACCTTGAAAATCAACGTATGCAGATTCTCTATTCACATCATCAGTATAATGAGTTGAAATTGGAACTTTGTCTTGTGCTAAGAAATCAACTTCATACCAATTGTTATTATTTGAATCCACACAAGAAATAATATCAATAACATTAGTATCTGGTATGGTAAGTGTTTTAAATTTTTCAGGTATTCCAACTTGGAATGTAATTGTTTTTTCAGTTGCACTTACGGCTCTTACGGTTCTTGATAATGTATAGGTTGAAGCTAAACCAGTATCAGCAGTTGTTCCAATTGTATTAGTATCATTCTCTTGTTCTATTTTAAAATCAATTGGTTCTAATGTTACAAAGGTTGTGTTTGAATTAGTTGATGAAACTATTTCAATACCTGGGTCAAACACACCAGCATTATCATAATCTACTTTTGATGTATCACCACTATCAACATCAACATTTGATGTAAAGGTTAAATCAACATAAGCTGGAACAATTGGTTTAACTTTATAACCAAACATTTTAGCCATTGTGATTATGTTTCTTCTTTCTTCAGCTAATGGTAATAATAACTCACGATATTGTTGGTCAATATAAAATGACAATACATCACCCACATAAGCGTTCATTTCCAATAACATCATACCAGGTGATGTTTCATTAAAATCACGATAAGTATCTGGAAAATAAGATTTAGCATAATTCATTAAT